TTTCTTGAACCCATTTTCTTAAACCTCCTTGTGAATAATAAGTTCTCATATTAAGCACATCTTCTTTTTCTAGCCATACCTGCCATCAAACCACCATCAGCTGCTTTTTTTCTTTTTCCGCCTGGTGTTACTTTCCCAGAGCAAACTGCAGAGGCATACATATTTGCATACGCACTTGGGTATACCTTGAATTTTCTTTTTGCTGCTGCTTTTCCTCTTGGACAAAGTTTAGCCATTTATTTTTTATCCTTGATAGCCATTGCCATCATAGATGGTTTTTTTTCTTTTTTCTTCTTACCGGCTCTTAACATTTTAAAATCTTCACCAGTAATTTTACCATCTTTGTTTGCATCTAGTTTAGCTCTGCCTCCTAGATTAAACATTTTTCTAGTTTGTTTATTCCATCTTCTGTTTGACATTTTATTCTCCCTATTTTTTATTCATATTTATCACATCAGTTGCCTTAAGTCCATAAATTGCGGCCACTACTGAAACCCAAAGGCCAACTATCCACCAAGGCATCTCTTGTAATTTTTGAAAATACAAGTCAATCTTTTCTTGCATCTTTTCATCTTCTGCAAAAACAGAATATGCTAACAAAAACAGAGGTGAAGAAATTGTCAAAAGTACAAATTCGTCCTTCCAATCTGATTTTTGATTCTCTGCAATCTTGCCGCTAAACTCAATTTCTCCACGTTTCATTTTTTCTATGTGAAGAAGTTTAGCTTCTGACATTGCAACGTCAGCTGCTTTTTTATTCTTGTATATTTCTAGTCCAGATTTTAAACCTTGACCTAATAAACCCCAAGGAATCATAAAATTAGTACGCTTTTGATTTTCTATTTTTTTCTTTTAGTACTGCACCTTGACCTTTAACTTCCATTTCAGGTCCACCTGTACCAATGTAATTGAAAGCTTTGTTAGCAGTTGTTTTTGATCTTGGATCAATCTCAACTTGTTGCTCACCAACTTTTACATCTTTGATTTTATCTAGTTTTTCCATAATTAACCTCGTTTTTTACTTTTACCTGCCTCAGAAAGTGCAATCGCAATAGCTTGTTTACGATTTTTTACTTTTTTTGGACTTTTACCAATGTTGAGTTCACCTTTTTTGAACTCTTTCATCACAGTTTTAACTTTTTTCTGTGCTTTTGTCATCTTTTTTCTCATTTATTCGTTGCCTCCTCGCATTACTTTGATATTTGGCATCATACTACCCTGATTTTTCATCATTGAATCAGTACTTGGTAAAGTTTTACTCAAGATTGTCTTTTCAATTGATGTATCAGCACGTAATTTAGCTAATTCTTCATTTTGTTGAAGCTTATCATCTTGATTAGATTGATTCATCATTGCTTTCATCTTATCAAGATTCATTCTATCCTTACCTTCTTGCTCTTTTCTAAAGTTTTCTTGAGCTCTAAGGTCTAATTCTCTTGCTCTTAGTTTAGCAATTGGATCATTATCAAATTGAGAAGTTATTTTTTTCTCTTCTTGCATAAATTCTTCCATCATTTCAGCAATCAGTTGAGCTTTTCTAGCTTCAATTCTTTGAGTCATCATCATTACTTGCATTTGTAACTGTTGAGCCATCTGTGGATTCTGTTGCATCATCATTTGCATTTGTTGTAATTGAACTAGTTCATCTCTGTATTCTAATTCAATTTGTTCTTGAGCCATTAAACTAATGTGTTCAAAAATATTTTTTTCTAATGAAGCCATTACCATTGGATTGTTTCTAGCCATATTAGTTGCCATAAAGTTTAAGTGAGCTGTAATATGTGCTCTATGATCTTGACCTGGAAATGCTTGAAACTGTCTTCCACCTAAAGCATCAATGTGTTCTAACGCTGGATCTTTTGGAGTTGGTTGCATAGGTCTAATTAAAACTTGATCAATATCTTTTACTCCCAAAGCTTCATACATATTTCTATATGCTTGATATAGATTATGCATTTGTGGATTTGAAGTTGCCAGTTGGAGTTCCGTTTGCGCAAGAGAAATACGCTGTGTTTGAGAAAAAATGTTAGGGTCAGCAACTGGCAATATATCTACACGATCATCAAAGTCAGATTGTTTTATTGTTCTTTGACCCCCAACGACATCATACGGATATTCTTGTGGTAGATATAGCTTGAATACTCTAGCTAAGATTCTAAATTCATTTTTCAAAGCCGAGTAAATTCTTTTATGAATAGCAGACATAGTTCTTGATCCTCTTTCAAGAAGAGCAACAGTTGTACCTACAGCTGCTTGTTGGTTGCCATCACCAACTTGTAAATCAGCAATCGAAGCAAATCTTTGACCTGCTTGAACGACTATACCCATTAAAGATAATAATGTTTGAGATGGTTCTTTGAATGGTAGCATCATGAAAGAATCTCTTAAGTTTCCTCCTGGTGCATCTACATCTCTAAATTCTCCTGGTTGAATAGATTGTGCATCATCTCTAATTCTAATACCTCTCATCTTAAATCCAGCAGGTAAATTAGATAATGTTCCTGCATCTAATAATTGTCTTAATGCAGTTGTTGCAGTTCTAGATAATCCACCGATCATATGGATTAAACCAAATCCATAAAAACCTAAACCTGGTAAAAATTTGAAATGTACAAAGTATTGTATTTTCTTTTTCTTTGGATCACCTACTTCATAATTTCTTCTGATAGAAAGTATTTCTCTTGATCCTTCTTCTAAAGTTACAATGTATGGAATTTTAATTCCTGACGGCTCACCATCTTGAGGATTAACATCTTCAAAACCTTCTAAGTCTAAATCAACATGACATTCTAATAAAGTAAATACATCTTCATCTTTTCCAGATTTAGTTATTCCTTCAAGTTCTCTTTCTTTTTTCTCAACATCTGTTTCTCTCTCTGTAGGTTTTCCTAAATCTACATCTCTATAGAAACCAGATACTTGTTGTTTTCTTAAATCGTTCTCTGACATTTTTACACGATGAATAATCGCTTCCGCATCATCTAATGAGGTAGCTGTATACGGAACGATTAAATCATCAGCAGGAACAAATTTGCTTACCGCTCTTTGTTCCATATCATCGTAATAGACTTTTTTGAAAGCAGAACCTGCTAGTGGCAGATTGAACAACATTTGATCAAATTCAGGTTCATATTCTTTCATTTGGTCCATTATTTGATAATTCATAAAATCTTTAACTCTACTTGCTTGTTGAGTTTTTTCTGGACTTGGTATTCCTAATACTTGAGTTCTTACAGGTCCATCGGCTGGTAATAATTCTTTATAAGCTAAAGCTTGAAATTGTGTAACCGCTTCTGCAAGTACAGGATGCGTTGCACCTGATGCACCAGAGAATGGTTCTGTTCTGTTATCGTATTTGAAACCTAATAAATCTAAACCTGTTGTATAAGTTCTTTCCCAATCTTTTCTAGAAGATGAGTAATCCATGTATTTAGAATTTAAATCAGAAGCTAATCTTCCTAATACTTCATCTGGTAAAAATTCTGCTAAGTTTGCATAATGCTCGTCACCACCTTCAGGTGATGCAGCTTTAGGATCTAAATTAATATCAACTGAACCATCTTCGTTCTCTTGAACTTCAACATCTTCAGGTGCTTGTGATTGTTCTGTAACTTCTTCTACTACTTGTTCTTGAATCTCTTCTTGACCAGGTATCTCAAATTCTTTTCTAGGCTCGTTTGGTAGAGCTTTGTCTATGTTGTCTGCCATTTATTTTCTCCGTAATTTTAACTGTTTTAACAGTATTATAATTATAATTCAAGCCTTGACTAACCGGCCCAGATAGCGGTGGAATAGTTGTAGTTAATCTTCTAGGGGATAAAGGTTTCTGTTTCATCTCGTTGTCCTCTTATTTTATTTTTTAAACTTGCTATTCCAGCTGCTGCTTCTGGTCCAAGATTATAAGCAAGAGCTAATTCATCTGGAGATGTGTATCCCATCTCTGCAGCTTTTGCTACATCATAAGCTCCTGATGCCATAATCGCAGGACCTACAAATGGAATAATTGGAGCTGCTAATCTTAAAACAGGTTTTATAATTTGTTTTGCATATTTTCCATATTTAGCTGCTTTAGAAATTTCTTTTTCAAATGCCTTACGTTCTGTTCCAGACATATCTTTATAAATTTTACTTTCACCTTCAAGACCAGCAAAAGACATTTTATAATTACCTGCTTTAGGTTTAAATTCTCCACTATCAGGATCAACTTGAAAGTATCCAATCTGACCTTTGAACTCTGGTCCTAATTCTTCAATAGCATTTAAAACATTCTTTTTTGCTTTTCCGTTTAATATTTCAATTTGTCTTTTATAACCTTCAGGTTTTGTTCTAATTAATTCTTCTTGTTGTTCAGCAATAGATTGACCTATTCTATTATAATTTTCTAAATATCTATTCATACTTGCATCAATAGGTCCTGTTGTTTTAGTACCTGGAGGTGCAGATTCAATTAATGGATAGACATGACTAAACTGAACTCCTTTTTGTCCTTGTCCTAATAAAGATATATTACTACCTTGAGTAGCTTTTATTTTATTTAATCTTGTGATATTTGATTTTCTTGGATCTTCTATACTTGCTTTACCAACTGAAGGTATAACTAATTCATTTTTAAATCTTCTAAGTTCTGATCTAGTTACAATTTTATTTTTATAATATTCTCCTTCTCCTCTTAAATCTCTTGCTGTTAATGGAAATTCTTTTCCTTTAATAATTTTAGGAGGTGCAGCATCAATAGCAGCTTGAACTTCTTCAGCTGTTCTCATATTAGCTGTGTGTTGATTAACGCCTTTTGGATTTCTAT